CGAAGCGGACGACACCGCGATGTGGCAAGCAGGCGCCCGTCTCGTCGAACTGCTCGCGGACGGCACGCCGGCCGCCGGCGAGCCGTGGGAGGCTACGGTGCGGGCGGCGCAGGCCCTCGCCGGGGCGTGTACCGCCAGGTACGGCGAGGGGCCCTGGTAGGCCTGAAACGACGAAAGCGCCCCCACCTCCCGAAGGAGAATGGGGGCGCTTCGTATGTAGAGATGGGGTGCGGGTTAGGCGTCGACCTCGGGCAGGCCGACGACGCTGGTCAGCGCCGACAGAACGGCAGCTAGCGCGGACACGGACAGGATGCCTACCCAACCGACGTCGAGCACGCCGACCGCGCTGGTGCCGATCGCCGCGATCGCGGCCTGCGCCGCCGTCTTGAGGGCACGCACGCCGGCGGCCTTGAGCCAAGTCGTCTTCATCATGATCACCCCCTCTCCGGGGTCAGGGGGCTAGTCCGGGTCGGCGCCGGTCACAGCGGCAATCCGCTGGACCGCGTCGTGCATCGACGTACCGCCGTTGGGCATGACCTGCCCTTCGACCTTGGCCATGCGCCGCTCGAACTGGGAGAGGCGGTCCATCACACCGGGCCGCGCCGGTACGCCCGGCCTTCCCTGCTCGCCGTTCCAATCCGCAAGAAAATCGTCCACTGGTCGCCACGCGCGCCGGACCGACCGCCACACCAGCGCGACCAGGGCCAGGATGGCCAGCAGCGCGCCGGCCGCCGCACCGAGCTGAGTCAGCCCAGACATCAGCTCTGCGGCGTGGTCAGGAGCCGTTCGCCGACCATGCGGAGCACCTCGGTCACGTCCCGCTCGCCCGACAGGCCCTCCTCGATGAGCGCGACCAGCTCGGCGTGCTGCTCCGCCTCGCGCTGCTCCTCGGCGGCCGCCCGCTCGGTCGCCTCCCGGTCGATCTTGTCCAGCTTCGCCTTCAGCTCGGCGACGTCGACGGCGTCCTGGTCGACGACCGCGTTGAGGACGAGCTCCACCTTCTCGACGAGCGCGGTCACGGCCACGTGCATCGGGACCGGCTTGCCGCCGACCCGGGTGCCCTTGGCGAGCACGTAGTGGGAGTCCTTCAGCAGCTGGGCCTGATCCGGTGTCATGTCCTCTACCTCCAGGTTCCACGGCGCGGTGCTGCGCTCATGGCTCTCGCGCGTATTCCAGTGGATGTGCTTGATGTGCTTGTTCCGGCTGGGGTCGCCGGGCTTGTACGCCCGCCGCTTCCAGCCGGTCGCGCGCTCGGCGATCTGGTCGTTGTGGATCCAGTAGCGGGACGACTCGTGCGCCTCGAAGGCCCGCTTCAGGTGCTCGACCTCCTCGGCGTAGCGGCCGCCGCGGCCGTTGAGCTCGACGTCCATGTCCAAGGCGTCGACCGACCCGTCGGGGTCCTCGTTGTGGTCCGAGTTGCCCTGCTGGTGCGCCTCGTCGCCGATCGTTCCGTCGGACTTCTTGCTGCGGTCCGGGTAGCGGACGTCGACTGCCGCCCGGAAGCGGCTGAGCGCGGGATTGAGGTACCAGGCCATCGCTGCCTCCCTATGCCGGTACGCGGATCGCCGTGATGTGGCTCGTCGCCTTGACCGTGCTGTTGTTGGCGTTCGAGCTGTTCGGCCCCCAGGCCACCCCGAAGTTCCCCGGGGTCGTGCCCATGATCAACGTGCCCCACATGTCGAACGCGTCGTCTGCGGCGTCGGCCGCCTGGAAGATCTCCGTCGTCAGCGTCGCCGCGACACCCCGCGCGCTGAGCGCTTCCCCGCCAGTCCCGTTGCCCAGGTACCGCCAGTTGGCCATGGTCGCGCCAGCCGGAGCGAACCAGCAGAACTTGATGTCCGGCGTCGCGTTGGCGACCCAGAGCACGCTGGCCCGCACCACGTAGACCCGGCTGGCCACGCCCGGCAGGGCGAGATGCGGGTCAGCGGACACGACCGCCGAGTTGTTGCGGTTCGTGTCGATCAGCTTCGTCGCCGCGAGCGGCAGCGCGGCATTGAGGTCGGCCGCCCTCAGCACTCCGGGTACGAACTCGGCCACCTACGCCTCCTACAGCGCCAGTACGCCCAGGCCAGCCGTGGTCACCGGCTCGCCCGAGCTGATCGACTTTTCGATGCCGTTCACCGGCGTCACCGCGACCGTGAACGTCTGTGGCGACGAGGTGTACGTGCTCGTCGGGATGAGGAGCAGCTCGTCGGCGTGCACCGTCCCCGTCGGCGTCCCCGCCAGCCGCACCCGCAGCCGCGCCCGCGCGCCCAACGCTGGCGCGGTCACCACCGCCGAGTGAGGGGTCCACACGCCGGCGGAGAGCGCGATCGCCGTCGGCAGCGACGAGGAGACGAAGGTCGTGCCGTCGGACTGGTACCAGTCGACCGCCATCCGCGCGTCGCTGATCGCGGCGCTCGCGCGCAGCCACCCCGACAGCCGGTAATCCGCCGCCGGCGTCGTCACCGCCGCCGACCCGGCCGCCTGGATGGCCCCCGTGGTCGCCGTGACGCCGTCCGGGGTGATGAGCAGGCTGCCGGTCCCCTCGTGTGCCTGCGCGGTGCTGTGGGCCACTGTGGAGCCGGCGGAGAACGTCCAGCCGGTGGCGTTGGTCTCCAGCCACGGGTTGGTGGAGATGACCTGCCCGACCGCCCGCACCGTGAGGCGCACGCCGGCGACGAGGATGTCGAAGGGTGCGTCGGTGTTCGCCGGCGACCACAGCGGCCCATCCGTGACCGCCACACTCATCGACACATCGGTGCCGGCGACGAAGCCGGAGGCCAGCTCGCTGCCCGAGGTTTCCAGCCGGCCCAGCACCTGGTCGTCGAGCACGAACACCGACCAGGGGGACGCCGGCGACACACGCATCTGCGCCATCCAGGAGCGCCGGGTGAGCTGCTGTGACCGGCCCTCCAAGATCTGCCTCAACCCGCCGGGCGGGTACTGCGGCATCAGGTTGACCGCCGCCGCCACGTCGCCGAGCTGGGCCGCCAGCCACGGCGCCACGAGATCGGGCGAGACGTGCAGGCTGATCGCCAGCTCGGGATGCCGGAGGCCGGGCGCCGTTCCCTCGAGGACCCGCCAGCCGGCGTGCGGCCCCAGCACTTGGTCGGACGCCACGTTGATCTCTTCGCTGTCCGCGAGCCGGCCACGCCGCGCCTGGTGGGCTGTGTCCGCGACTGTGGCCTCACCGCCGTTCGGCCGCGAGATGGTCCACTCGTTCCGGACCCGCTGAAGGTCCCGCTTCGGCGCGAAGGACCGGTGGAGCTCGCGGGCGCCGGCGTCGATCGTGAACGCGGTGGCCGGGTTGTACCGGGCCACCCTCGGCAGGAACCACAGCCCGAAGTCGGCCTCGGCCAGGACGCCGCGGTCAGCGGCCTCGCACTCCCTGATCAGGTCGACGAAGAGCTTCGGCTCCTGCGGTCCCATGGGCTCACTGTCGTCCGGATCCCCGACCACCGTCACCCGGACACGCTGCTCTTCTCCGAGCCGGAGCAGCCGGCGGGCAGCCGCCTCGCCAGTCCAGCCGAACGCGGCCGCTGCGGCGTCCGCCACGTTCGGTGCGCCGTTGCCCCAGACCATGACGTAGCCCTGGGCCAGCTGGGCGCCTCCCTCTGCGTCTGCGGCCATGCCGATCGTCTCGATCACCGGGACCGTCATGTTGCCGCTGGTCACGCCAAGGTTGGTGGCCACGCCGTCCACGTAGACGACCCAGGAGACCTTGGCGCCGAACTGCTCGATGGTCCACAAGATGTGGTGAGGCTTGCCGTCGAACAGCGTCGGCGTATCGGCGTCTATCTCGGGCTCGCCGTTCATAGCGACGAGCAGCCGCTGGTTGGCCGGGTCCAGCATCACCTGTGGCCAGCCCACCCCCACAGGCCCCCCGAGGTACGAAGGGTTGACATCCATCGTGGATTCGCCAGCATCGAGCCCACTGTTGTACATCCACTCGATCGACCAGCCCGATGGGGAGCCGACCTGGAACCACGCGACGGGCGCCCACAACACCGTCAAACCGGCCGACCCTGAACGGGAGACGACGGGGGGTAGCCAGGGCGCCAGGTTGCCCTGCCCCCACTGCGGCATGGTGATCACCGAGGTGCTCGGGTGCACGCCGACAAACGGCCGCATCGGCTCGGCGCCGAACAGCGGCTTGCCCAGGTCAGCCAGGACCCCGTCCTCCAGCGTCCAGGCGGCGAGGAGCGTGCCGGTGCCGCCGGAGCCGGAGGGGTGCGTGATCCGCCGCTTCGGCGCCGAGCCGAGCGGGTCCTTGCCGCGGCCGAGGAAGCCCAGCAGCCCCTTGCCGGTGACCCGGACGGTGGCGTGCTTCGAGCTGCCGCCCGGCCAGGCCGGGTCGATCGAGTCGACGAACGTCGAGCTACCGGGCAGCACCTGCATGCCGGCGCCGGCATCGACCGACACCCGCATCGGGCAGCCCACATCCCAGCCCGGCCAGTGGATGCTGCGCGGGTCGTCCGGCGTCCACTGCCCGTCGTTGTTCTTCAGCGCCAGGCCCAGGTTGGAGGGCTCGGCCTGCACCGACCCCTCCGACCGGCCATCGGACACCGAGATGCCGTCCGGCACATGCCAGGAGCTGGTGATGTCCTGCCACGGCCAGTCGTCGGGCTCGTCGGTGATCACGTCGGCGCCGGGGGCGGCCTCGATGAGGACGTCGAGGGGCACGTCGGGGTAGGTCATCGCCCCTCCCGGGCTAGCGTCGTGAGCCGAGCACGTGCTGGACGTCGCCGCCCCGGTCCTCGACCTCCTTGCGGATCACCACCACCAGGTCGTTACCAGCGACGCGGAACTCGCCCCGGAGCAGGATCTCGACCAGTTGGCGGGCGGTCTGTTCGGCCATGCCCCCGAGCGGCTTGACCCTGGCCGCGGGCACCACACGCTCGCCGGCGTGGATGAGCGCCAGGCCGGACCGGAGCACGTCGCCGCCTACCGCGAGCTTTGGGATGTCGGGGGTGCCGATGGTGCCGCCGCCGAAGGGCCCGACCTTGGGGATCGAGAAGCTGATGCTGTTCCACTTCTCGATGACCCAGTTGATCGCGCTCTTGAACGCGGACTTGATGCCGTCGAACATGCCCGAGAAGGAGATCTTTTTGCGCAGGTCGTTGAGCTTGCCCAGCAGCCAGCCGGCCTTATCGCCCACCCAGCCCACCGCGTCGCGCCCCTTGCGGAAGGCCGTGACCATGAAACCAATCCAGTCGACGACTAGCCCGATTCCCTGTGACAGCTTGACAAAGCCCGTGTAGTACAGGTCGTACAGGACCGGCATGACATTCTGGATAATCCATTCGGCAATTGTTTTGAGCGTATTACCAACCGTCTCCAGTTGCTCCCGGTTATCCTCGATCTTCTGCGAAAGGTGATCCCAGGCTTCGCGGAGCTTGTCGATCGCGTTCTCGCGGATCTCCTTGACAGTCGGCATCACCTTGTCCTGGATCCACTGCCAGAAGCTGCGAAGAGCCGGTACCACCCGTTCGTTGATCACCCGCTCAACGTCGCCGAGAAAATCCTTGACTGCGGGGTTCTGCATGACCTCTTCGGCCCAGCCGATGATCTGGCCGCCCATCTCGGTCAGCTGGCCGAGGGCTTTACGTTTGAAGGACTCGATCTTCGATGCCGCGTTGTCGTTGAGCTTGTCGCCCATCTTCTCCGCCGCCCCGGCGACGTCACCCATCCCGTCCTCGGTCGCCTTCAGCGAGCCCAAAAATTTGGGGATTTCCTGCACGCTGAGGTCTTCGAGTGGGGTGCCGAAAAGCGCCAGGGCAGCCTGTGACTGCTCGACCGGGTCCTTGATTTTCAGCAGGCCATTGATGATCTCGTCAAAAGCCTTCGCCCCGTCCGCGCCCCCCTTCAGGAGCCGACGTGACATCTTCTCCTGAGACATGCCGAGTGCATCGAATCCGACCTTGGACGCGGTGCTCATATCCGTCGCCCGGATCGTGAATTCTTTCAAAGCGTCGCCGGTTTTGTCGATGCCGTACATGCCCTTCTGAGCACCCTGCACCAACAACCCGAAGGCCTTCTCACCGGTGACGCCGATGCTGCTCATGAACGGGCCGTACTCGTCGAGCGCGTCCACGAGGTCGTCGCGGACAGCGGCCGGGACCTTCTGCAACGCCACAGTAAGCAGGTCAACCGCCTCGGTGCCGTCATCGGCGAGCCCGGACGTAATGGCCTGACCGGCCACCTGAGCGGCCCGGGCAGCATCGATCTCGAAGGCCTTCGACAGGTCGAGGACCTTGGCGGTCATGCCCTCCAGGTCGGCGTCTCGCTCACCCATCCCGTCGATCGACGAGATGACCGCGGCGACGGCGCCGTTGACCTCCTGGATCGACTCGCCGTACGCGTCGGCGTACAGCTTCCCGGCGACGCCGCCGATCCGCTCCGACTCGGCCTCGCTGAGGTTGAGCTGGGCGGCGAGCTTGTCGTTGGCTGCCTCCAGGTCCAGCGCCGAGGTGAGCGCGTACCCGAGCGCCAAGCCTGCGGCGGCGCCTGCGGCGACCGCCCCCGTTTTGACCAGCGGGCCGATCTTGGCCGCGAAGCTGTCCCCACCCGCCTGCCCAGCCGCCGTGCCACCCTGGTCCGCAGTGCGCTGAAACTGGCGCTGGGAATCCTGGATACGGTCGTGCGCCCTGTCGAGGCCTTGCGCCAGCGGTCTGTCGTCGGCGGAGAGCACCGTGCTCAGTTCGCCCAGCTCTAGCGACACGGCGGTGCCCTCCTCCCGAGGTGGCTACTGAACTGCTGGGCCCGGTGCGAGTGCCCGGTGTAGGCGGGTGTCAGCGTTGAGTAGGCCGCGGACGCGGGTCCGGAACCATCCCCAGTCCTGGCGGCGGAGCAGGTCCCGGGTCAGGTCGACGCCGTACTCCGAGTGCATGTCGGCGACGAGGAGCGTCCAGTGGTGCAGGATCTCCGGCCAGGTCAGGCCCTCTTCTTCGGCGCTGCCTTCTTTGCTGCGGCGGACGTGGTCCGGGATCTCGTACCACTCCCAGAGGCCGCTGACGGGGTCTTTGCGCCCGCGCCCGTACGGCTCCCGCCAGCTGCCTTTTTCGGCGCTGCCCGACGCTCCTGGCGGTTCGTCGGGCGCATCGCTTCCGGGCGGCCACCTGCCCGGTAGTACCGCTCCGCGGCCTCCTCGCCACCGATGATCCACACCCAGGCGATTTCGCCGGCGAACTGGACGAGGTGATGCGGGGCCTGGTCGGCGAGCATTTCGGCGTGCACCGGGCCTAGGAGCCGCTGGGCCAGGGTGACCTTGTCCTTGCTCTGTGGCATCGCGTTGACTCGGGCCACCGCCGCGGCGATCTCCTCTTTGGAGTCGCTGGCCTTGATGGTCCCCGCAGCCTCGATCGTCAGTTGGCACCACAGGCCGACTTCAGCGGAGGGAAGCGGCACCACGTACCGCTTCCCGTTGATCTTGAGCGCGAGCCCGGGGTCCAGGAAATCCCCGAGCTCACCCAGCTCAGTCGCCATCAGGCGGTGTACAGGTAGTTGTCTGCCGCCGTGTCCGCGGACTGGCCGGCGTCGGTGGTGACCCGCACCGCGACCGTGCCAGCCGAGCCGGCCGGGGCCGTCGCCACGATCAGGTTGTCCGAGATCGTCACGAAGTCCGTGGCCGGGTTCGCGCCGAAGACGACCGCGGAGACGTCGTCCACGTTGTTGGGCTTGAAGTGCTGGCCGAAGATCTGGATCTGCTCGCCGCCCGCCTCGTCACCCGTCGCCGGCGTCAGCCCGGTCACCGTCGGCAGCAGCGACCCGGCAGGGTTGGAGATGTCGGCGAGCGCGCCCTGGCCCTGCAGGACGATGTCGATGGCGGCACGGCCCTTCCCGCCGGGCGGGGTCCAGCTCTTCACGTAGACGCGGCCCTCGTGGTTGTGGAGGTCGTCGAGCCCTTCGCGCTGGTAGAACCGGATACCGAACTCCAGGGTCTCCACGCGGGCCGCCCGGTGGCCCTTGAACCTGGTACGCAGGAATGCGTGCACGGTCTCGACCGCGGAGCCGGCGAGGTTGGTGGAGTAGGCCAGCTTGCCCTCGATCCGCCAGCCGTAGCCGATGTTGGTCTCGCGCATCGCGCCGGCGTTCTCGTACATCTCGTCGTCCTCGACGCGGACATCTTCGATCAGCTTGAGGTCTTCGATGCCGATGAGCTGGGCGTAGTTGACCGCCGGGTAGGTGCCGGTGTCGATGTCGATTCGGTGGGTCCGCGCGAGGGTGGTCACGCGTGTGGTCGGGGTCGTCGCCATGACGCTCCTCGTCAGTCGGTCCGGGTCGTGGAGGCGCGCATCGCCTCCACGTAGTAGTTGTGGCTGGCCTCCCAGCGACGCTGGGCGTCTTGGCCGAGCGAGGTGTAGCTCTGCCTCCACATGTCGACCACTGCGATGGTGTTGAGGGTCGCCATGCCGAGGCTGTCTAGCTCGGCGAAGATCGCGTCACCGATGTCGCTGCACACCCGCGGGTCGGTCGTGCCGCGGATCCGGCACTGCACGCCGATCGTGTGGTCCTGCATGCCCTTGATGCTGGTGCCGACGGGGTAGTCGGCGATGGTGATCACCTTGTCTGGGGCGTCTGGGATCCCCCGGATCACGATCGCCGTCTCGCTCGGCTCGTAGGTGCCGGTCGCGCGCCAGGTGCCCACGCCGGCCGTGTGGAGCCGCTGGGCAATCCCAGCGAGCAAGAGACTGGTCCAACCCTCGCCGGCCACCGGTCAGCCTCCCAGCGGCTCGCTGGCCGCCGTCTCGATGATCGCCAGGATCACGTCAGCCTCGGTGCCCATCGGCTCCTCCAGATACTTCGCGCGCCGGCCCTCGTCGTGCCGCCAGGTCAGCTCTTCGTGCTGCCGCACCGCGTACTTCCGGTCGTAGTAGACGGACACCTTCAGGTCGTCCTCGTCGGTGTCGATGTCGCCTGACCGTTCGAGATCGCCTTCCTCGTGCGGCGCGATCCCGCTGGACACCTGGAGGAGGTGCTCGGCGCCGAGCACCAAGCCGTCGAAGGTGGCGCCGGTGATGGCGGCCAGGACCTCGTCGCCGTGCCATTCGAGCTGGACCTTGGTCATCGGTGGCCCGCCTTACTCGAGGAGAAGCTCCCAGTGCTCCGGCAGCGGCTGCCCGTGCGCGTCCAGGAAGGACGCCTGGAGCACCCGCGTCGTCACCCCACTGGGCAGGGTCACCCGGGATTCCGCCGGCGCCGTGGTGTCTGGTGGGGCGAACACCGTCGTCGAGCTGATGACGATCCCGCCGGCGGCGTCCTGCGTCTGCACCTGCACCCGGCGGCGGGTGTGCTCGACCACGCAGCCCTCAACCTCGACCGCCGCGGCGTAGGCGTCGCCGTACGCGCCCGCGCCCCCGTGCGCCTCGACGACGATCGTGTGCGGGCTCGGGATGCTGGTCTCGATGAACTCGTCCCAGTCCATCACCAGCACCAGCCCGGCTCCTGCGGGTCGTGCCCGGTCAGGCCCGCCCGCTGCAACCGCGCCCACGCCCGCGGCGCGTACTCCCCACGCGGGCCCATACCGGTGCGGCTGGCCGCCCCGCCCGCTGGCTGCTGCACCGACAGACGACCGATCGTGAAGCCACCCGGACGGCTCGCCCCGGTCGAGTGCTTGTCGCCGCTCCCGGCCGCCCACTCGAACTGCAAGCAGGTGGCATCGCGCAGGGCCGCTATGTGCTCCGCCTCGGTCGGCAACTTCGTCGTGTCATCGACCGGATAGACCGCGCTGAGCAGCATCTCGTCGACCATCCGAGAGGCCTCCGCCAGCCCGCGCCGCGCGCCGGTCGGCGGTGCCTTGCGGAGCAGGTTGGCGTAGTCGGCCGTGGTGGCGTACACCCGCTCAACGAGCCCCGCGACCGGGTCAGGCGCGACCAGGACGATGTTGCGTGCCTTGCTCGCACCGGTCCCGGTGACCGCCCAGCGCTCGACCCACTCGCCCTCAGTCAGCTCATACCCGGGCGCCGTCCAGGTCTGCTTGCCGGCCTCGGGGACGTCGTCCTGCTTGGTCGGCGTCACCGGAGTGACCGTGCCGAGCGGGGAGACGAGCTGAAGGGTCGCCACGGTCGCCGAACCGCCAGACGCGGCGAATGGGGAGACGATCAGGGTGGGGACGCGCCAGTCGCCGGCGTCGAGCAGCTCCGCCACAGCGGCCTCCTCACGATGGGGTCAGGGTCGGCGAGCTGCCGCCCGGGGTGAGCACCGGGGCGGCAAGGGCACCGGCGATGAGGGTGCCGGGGATGACCTCGGCGACCGGGCCCGCCGCATCGACCGTGAGGGCCAGGCCGAGGGCAGCGGAGCCCAGCGAGGGCCGCGCGCCGACCGCCGCGATCGTGAAGACGATGCCCGCGGCCGCGGTGCCGACGCTGGCCCGGGCGCCCGCCGCCGCGACCGCCAGCTCGAGCTGAGCCGCCGCGGCGCCGGCGGAGTCCCGCGCGCCGGCGGCCGCCACGTCGAGCTGGACGCCCAGCACGGCCGCACCCGCGCTCGCCCGCGCGCCAGCAGCTGCCACGGTGAGCGCCAGGCCGAGCTCGGCCACGCCCTCAGCCGGCTCCACCTCGCCGCTGGCAAAGACGATGTCCGCGAAGAAGCACGCGTCGTTGCCCGACACCATGCTCGGGTACTCGTCGGTGTTTCCCAGCCTGCCGTTGGTGGCGCCGGGCGCCGTGATGTCGTCGTTGACCAGGTCACCGGTGAAGAAGCTCGCGGTGGCCGTGTAGAAGCTGGGGGTATAGACGGCGGCGACCAGGTTAGTGCCCGCGACGTACGCCACCGGGGAGGGCAACTCGACGGTGTTCCACGCGCCAGGCGTCAGCGTGCCAAAGACAGCGCGGGCCAGTTCGGTGCCGCCCGTCACCGCGTAGAGCACGAACTGGGCGGACACCGGGGCAGGGTCCGGGCAGTACCAGCGGCCGTGGGTGATGCTGCCGTCGTTGCTGCGCTCGAACTCGGTGCCGAGCGTGTAGTCCGTGCCGTCGTCCCCGTCCAGGATCGCGGGGATCTGGCTGGTGAAGATCGAGGTGGCCACCGCGACCTCCCGGTCAGGCTGGCGAGCTGCCGGTGAAGGTCACCGAGGTCAGCGAGTACGCCCCAGCGGCGTTGAAGTCTTGATCACCCGATGTGGCGTCGAAGCCGTAGAAGGTCTGGCCGCTCGGGCTCTCCTGGTTGAAGAAGAGCGCGTGCGTCGCACCCGCGGCGGGCGTGCCCGTGAAGGCGTATGGCACGCCGGTCGCGGTGATGACGCCGCCGGCGACGGTGGTGGCGACCTGGACGCGTTCGTTGCTGGTCTGGTCGCCGGCGGTCGGGCCATCGCCGATGCCGACCCAGACGACCGCCTCGTTGCCGTCCTCGAGGAACGCGTTGATGCCGGCAGTGTTCAGGCCCACGACGGCCTCCTCTCGGTTGGTTGGGGGTGGTGTCCGGCCGCGGGGGTCGAGCGGCCGGACACCACGATCAGCTGAGGATGCAGAGCGGCACGCCGGCGATCGCCGTCAGCGCGCCGATCGTGCCCGGTGCCGTGTCCGTCAGCGTGGTGCCCGACGTCGCCGACAGCGGCAGCTCCCCGGTGACGAGCGCGGCCGAGAGGACCGCGTTGTGCAGGGTCACACCGGCCAGGGTCGGCGTGGCAGTGGCCTTGACCATCAGCGCCACCCGGTGCCAGCCGGTCACGGCGATCAGCTCCGGCGCCGCGAACTCGAAGGTCTTCTTCGTGTTCGCCGCCCACGCCTCGTCCTCCAGGTCCGGGGTCTGCCCGAGCAGAATCCCGGTCGGGGAGTACAGGGCCGCCCAGTGGTTGGTGGGCGTGTTCGCCGCGGTGGTCGCGCTGACGAAGGTGGCCGCGTTGACGGACTCGCCCTCGCGCAGGTAGACCGGCACCGACGACATGACCTGGGTCGTCAGCACCGAGGCGTTTGACATCGCAGCCCGGCGGGGCATGTTGGCCCGGTAGAAGTCCTCGGACGGGTCAACGCCCGGGTACCGCTCGGCCTGCTGGTCGAAGACGCGGGCGAGGTCGTCGCGGAGGATGCCCGTGTGGGCGCCGTGGACCGTCACTGGTCAGCACCTTCTTTCGGGCCGAGCACGTGCTCGGCGAGCTGGTCACGGGTCTTGGCCTCGGCGGCAGCCTGGTCGAGTGCCTTGTCGCCGGCGTTGGGGCCGGTGACGTAGGCAACCCACTCGGCCTTGGAGCTGCCGCGGTTGGGTGCGAACGGCGGCTTGGGCTCCGCCGGCGCCGGCGCCGGGGTCTCCTCCGGCTCGGGCACCGCCTGGATCTCCACCAGCGTGTAGCCCTGCCGGCGGAAGTAGGCCAGCGCGGACGGCAGCAGCTCGCCGTCCACCTCGGCGATGGAGTCGTTGAATCGGACGCCGGCGATGGTGTCGTTGACACGCTTCGCCGGCGCCTTCACCTGGTAGCGCATGGGTCACGCGACCTTGATGTGACGCCACACCGCGGCGGCCTTGGTCGCCATGAGCGCCACCGCGATCGGTCCGAGCTCGACCTCGCCGCTCTTCACCGCACCCGACTGGGTGTAGTCCGGCAGCCAGGTGTCGACGACCTGCGACCCGGTGCAGGCGACGCCCTTGAAGCCGTCGAGGCCGATGCGCACGGCGTACAGGTCGGTCAGGTTGGTCTTGCTGCCGCCGACGTCCCGGGTCTCGACCGGGATGATCGGGTCGTTGGTGCCGGCCTTGTTGCCCGGGTCCGCGAAGACGATGCCGCCGTAGGACTCGCGGCGGATCGGGCGGCCGTCCTGTCCGACCAGGCCCTCGATCGGGTCCCGTACGTACATACCCGTCCGGCGGACGATCGCCCGGATCTTGGCCAGCAGCCGCTGGTTGCCCATCAGCAGGGTGGGCGTCCCGTCGAGCAGGCTGAGGAACTCGTCCAGCAGATCGAGGCCCACGAACTTGACCGAGGCGGTGGTGTCCAGGTCGGACCAGTCGGTCGCGGTGCTGGCCCGGAACTCCGTGTCGCTGCTCGTGAGCGCCTTGTCCAGGCCGTCGAACGCGTTGACATCGACGGCGGTGTCCCCGTTGATCACGAGGTCCTGGAACTTGGTCTTGGTCGCCTTGATCTTCTGCTGGAGGTTCAGGTTGACGACGCCGGACGCCTTAGCGCCGAGCTTCGCGATCACCCTGTCCACCGTGAACGCGCCACCCATGACCGCCAGGTCGGCGGACACCTTGACCGTGGTCACATTCTGGGCCGCGTACTCCGTGTTCAGGGCGCGGGTCGCTGCGGTCGGCTGGGTGACCTGCCGGCGGTAGGTGTAGGTGAGCGTGTCGCCGCCGCCGCTGAGCGGGTTGACGACGTCGTCGAAGACCAGCGCGTCCATGATCGTCGATTCCTTGCGGAACTCGTCGATGACAGCCGCGTCGAAGTCCTCGGCGGTGTTCTTGCTGGCTTCCGCCAGAGTCACTGCCATTTCTTCTCCAGGTAGGGGTCAGGTGCCGAGCTTGCGCTTCAGCGCCTCTTCGAGGGATCCGGAGCGGCTCTTCCCGCCGGTCCCGCCGGTGTGGTCGCCGCCCTGCCGCGTGGTACCTGCGGCGCCGGCGGCGAGGCGCGGGTTGGCCTTGAGCGCCTTCTTCATCGCGGCCACGACCTGGTCGTCGTAGTCCGCCGCCTCCGAGTCCAGCTCTTTGACGGTGTCGCGGAAGCTGGAGGAGTCGATGACGGCCGTGGCGTCGACGCCGGCCTTGTCGGCGTTCTCGCGTACGGCCAGGCGCAGGCTCTTGTCCCGCAGCGCGGTGGTGGCCTTGTCGGCCTTCTCCGCGGCGTCCTTGAGCGCCTGCTCGGGGTCTTCCTTGCCGTCGGCGGTGAGGCCGGCGGCCTTGAGGATCGCGGCGGTCCGGTCGTTGGCGGCCTTGGCCGCGTCCTTGGCCTTACGTTCGCCCTCACGGGCGGCCGCGATCGCGCGGGCCGCGCGGTCCTTGTCGAGGTCGCCGTCGATGTTGGGCTTGCTGCCGGTGCCGTCGCCCTGGGTGCCCTTGTCGCCCTGGCCGTCGTCGCCGTCGGTGTCGCCTGTGCTGCCGGAGCCGCCCTCGGTGGAGCCGCTGCCGGTGGAACTGCCGGAGCCGCCCGCGTCGTCCCGGCGCGCGGGCCCGCGGTAGGCGGGTCCGCCGATGGTGGCGAGCAGGGTGCGGCGTCGGGTGCGGTGCATGAGGTGCCCTCCTTGAGGGTGCTCAGGGTTGACCCAGCCGGCCTTGCCGGTGGGAGATCTCAGCGCGCTTCGAGGCGCTCGACCAGGGCCCGCACGTCGTCGGGCAGATCGGCGTACGCGCGCGCCCGCTTGCCGGCGGCGAGGATCCGCTCCCGCTGCGCGGTGGTGGCCGCGCCGACCGTCAAGGCGGCTGCGAGACGGCGGGACAGTGCAGGCCTCACGGCGCGTCCTCCGCCCTCTGGATCAGCGCGATCGTGCGGTTGATGATCACGTACTGCGGTGCCTGTGGGGCGCCGCCGGTCCCGTCGTAGTCGTCGACGCTCTCCCACCCAGGGTAGAAGCCACCGTCCGGCTGATCACGGACCAACAGGATGTCGTAGCCGGCCGCCGCCGCGAACCGACCTGCGTCAGCCAGGGGGTCGATCGTCGACTCGGGGTTGTCGCGCCGCCACCCAGCCATCTGTTTCTTGAGGTCGGCTAGGTCGATGACCCGGGCGGCCGGGTCGAGCGCGATC